CTGCTATGGACAAGGCAAATCTCTCCGCACGGTTGCAGGGAGCGGTCACAGAAGCACAGGCGCTACTGTCCGTGGACCTCAAGAATCTTGACAATAAACAAAAATCCGATACACTTACATATAGTAGTCTTGTACAGGGACTGTTCAAAGACGCGGCGGAAGATAATGCGCGTAAACAGTTCAATGCTAAAAATGAATTACAGGTAGAAGAGTTCTTCGCTGAACTGGGTTCGCAGGTCGAGACGGCCAATAAAAATCGTACAGCAGCCATGCGGCAGTTCAATACTTCCGAAGCCAATGCGATGTCGCAGTTTAACACGCAAGTCAAGGACTCGCGAGAGAAGTTCGAAGCGCAGATGGGCTTTGCCATCGAACAGTCAAACGCTGTGTGGCGCAGAGAAGTAAACACCGCGAACACGGCGGTGCAAAACGAAGCGAACCGCATCGATGTAATGAACATGTACAATGCCACTATGACGGCCATAAGCAATATGTGGCAACAGATGCGAGACAACGCCTCGTGGAACTTTACCAAGTCGGAGAATGATCTGGCCCGCAGACACGACTTGGCAGCTATTGCAATGCAGTTTGCAAATTCCCAAGAGATGTATTCCAGAGAACAGAAGGACCGGATGGCAGGGGAGCTTGCTAAGTTCCTTGCGAATTTGGTGATATAACACATGTTAGATTTTGCTAATCTTATCAAAGGCGCTATCGACTTCGGGGCGGACTTTCTCCTCGGAGAAGAAACATACGACGACGACGCTGTGAACGTAGCTAGTACAAAGTCACGTTCTGGAGGGTTTCTCGACACGCTACGTGGCGGTTTAAAGAAGACAATGGAACAGGGTGAGGCTCGTGAAGAACAGCAGCAACAGTTGCGACATCGATCACCTCCCGGAACTCGCGTGGGTTCGCGGCCAGCATTTCAGGCAGAACGTATGTCACGTGTTAATCCGCTGTTAAATAATCCTGCAGCACAAAGAGCATTTCGTAATCTACAAAATCGTGCCTACGCTAACAACGATATGAACCGTATCGGACGTGAACTGCGCGTGGCACTAACCCGTCGTCAGGGACAGCGGACTATCGGCGTCGAACCGGCTCGTGCGCCAAAGGTAACGAGAACGGCAGCAGCTAATGTACGCAAAGAACCAAAGGCGGTAACTTAATCATGGCAGAGACTGACGCACAGATTTTAGGCAGGGCTTCTCCCGAGAACATGGACCCGTTTGCTTACGCTCCTCCGGGTCACAGTTTAACAGAAGACAACTCACGCTGGCCGTGGGGTAAGCCGCCCCGGGACGCGGACCCAGAAGTTGCATTCCAAAAAGTTATCGACGGCGTAGAGAAGAATAAAGAGGAGCTAATGAAGCTCCTGATGGTTGGCATATCTATTGAGGTGGCTGTGGAAAGTATCTTGATGCAAGGATTTCAAGAGGGCAAGTTCTCCCCCGACGTTGCTCTGATGATGAAGCCAATGCTTGGACTTGTAATAGCAGACATGGCAGAAGACGAGAATATTCCCTTCCGTTTGTTTGAAAATGAGGGTGCCTTGGATCAGGGTAAAATGGATGACAAGACGTTCTTCCGCATGATGAAAGAAAACAACCCGCGTATGTTCGAGCAACTACGTGAAGAGATGAATAAGCAGATACGAGACGGCACGGCTCCCCGCGAACCTGCCGAGCGTAACTTCCTGAACATGGAAGGGGATGAGTAATGGGTGTAGGTGCAGCATTCGCCGCCTCGTTCTTCGGCGAGATTAACGATATAAAAAGAAGAGAAGCAGCGGCGCGACGAGAAGAAGAATTAAAATCAGAAGAGTTTCAGAATCAAATAAAACTTATGCGGGCACGGGTCGATTATCAGGCTGATATAGATCAGGCAAAGTATGATCGAGAGGCTGATGATCGTAAAGATGACGCGTTTATGACTTGGTTTGGTCATCTCGATGATACGGAACGTGTAGCAGCTATGCGAAATTCATCTGTAGCACGTAGATTACGAGGCATCATAGGAGTAGGCGCATTTGGTGACGCGTTTTCTACAGCGAATCTTATGGATGAAGGCGCAAACAGCTACGCCTATGCGGGAGGTGCCAACCTGACTCTTAGCATTCCTCGTAGCGACGAAGATTTTACCTATAAAGATTACGGCATATTCGACGAAGGACGCATGTTTTGGAGTGATATGAATACGTATCTATCCGATGAAACTCGGCGCGAAGAATTTGTAAACTTTATGCAGAATGAAGTAAATGCGGAAGCATTAAAAATGCTGGCAAACGATGTTCGTAAAAACGAAGCAAACGTGAGAGTGGGTTGGCGAAACTCACAGACACGTGATAATCCCGGTCGTCCTGCTAGTGAGATACAGAGCTACGACTTGAGAGGGACACACAGCCATGCTGTAGAGGTTTTTGAATTACTGGGTCTCGCGAATGCTGAAGATGATGTTCGCAGCACACTTAAACACGAGTTGGTTTACGACGAAACTAAAGAAGACGTTCTCTTCTTGAATGTCGAGGGAATGCGGGGAGGAACAGCAGAGAGACAAGAACCCGTCATAATGTCACTTGAAGATATTCAAGACTTGACACTACTGGCTGATCAAACGGGTTACAAGGATGCACAGGACCTTGCACTAGGATTCAGCTTCACCGGGGTATATGAGCCAGAAGAGGGTGAGACGCGTGGCGAAGCGGCCATGAAGCAGAACAATACTCTCATCCAAGCTGCCCGCCTAAACAGGAAATACGGAAACTACATACGGTCTGCCAGCACTGACCCGACTCAGGACAGGGCTTTCATGCAGGATTTAGCAGTAGCTTCAGGCGGCACTATGGAAGGCGGCGTTATTACTGGTGCAAATCGGAACAAGATGGTTAATATTCTAGCCATGCTGCGACCCACACCAGCAGGGCTGTTTAAGAAACCTAAGAAGAATATCTTTGCTTCGAACGAACACTATCAAATGTCTTCGAATGTACGCGTGGCAGAATTTATGGCGGAACGGAGTGGTATAAAGAAGGAAGATTTTGTCATAGGCTTCAAGGCTCAACAAGATACGATTGTGCTTTTAGATCGCTTGATTGAGTTAGAAACTGTAGAACTTAGCGAAGCCACGGGTCAAGTTCGAGACCTCATAGGTTTTGGTAAAGCTATGATGGTGCAGTTAAAACAGCTAGGTAACACGGGCGCAGAATTACTTGGCATAAGAACCCTTCTTGAAGACAAGATTTTCACTGATAACACAAAGCAGGGAACAGACGAGGTCAGCATTACGAATGTTGTTAATAAGCTCCGGGACGAAGGGGTACTAGATATTGACTTGGCTGAACTATCAGAAGCAGATGCTATCCGCCTGTCTCTAGCTGCAAAGATGGCCCGCGCAATCGATCCTGCAGGTCGTCTGTCCAACCAAGACTTTGAAATCCAGCTTCGCAGGTTGGGTGGTGGCAACCTAGACACACCAGAAGGTATCGCCCGTAAACTCGCTACTGTAAAGGCGGAGTTTGAAAGAGACCTTATAACCAAGAGTTATATGAATAAGTTGTACGAGACCAACGCCGAAATAACTCCGGGTGCTGCCCGTCGCATCGATGCCTACTTTGAACTTAGAGGGTTCGAGGGACTTATGTATGGTTCGGGGCTACCGTATCAGATGACAACGGATACAGGGGAAGTCGTCAGTAACGTAGCAGGTGAAGCGGGCGCAGCGACAGTAGAAACAGATATCGTCACAGTTACACCCGAGGCTGAAAAATACTTTAAAACAGGCTCCTATCGAACTAAAGACGGCGCTGACGCTCCCTTTGGATACGATCCTGTCACTAAGGAGATGGGTGTGGTGGTCAACGGAGAGTTTATCCCTTTTGGCGATTTCGAAAAGCGTGAGATCGTAAAAATAGAGAAAGAGCAAAATAGTGGCAATACAGCAAACTAATAACGCTCCTGTAATTACAGAGACGCAGAGACCTCCTAATATTGTTGCCACTCCTTCTCTGGCAACGCTTTCTGGTGTGGATTACCAAGCCGCCAAACAGAGTCTTGAAGAGCAGAAAACGGAAGCTCCTGCTACCTACGAACAAGCTCTGGAAACAATCCGGAGCGGGCAACCCTTGACTCTTAAAATGCCCGGTAATAACACGAAGACGTTTGGACCAGAGTTTCAAGCGGCAGCAGACGTGCCTGCTTTTCAAGACTCTTTGAGAGCATTTGTAGACGGGCAGGCCCAGCCTGAATCTGCAGGAGAGGTTCAGTACGCGTTTAAGACTGGTGTTCCAGAGTGGATGACTGACCCTAGTTCGGTGTCACGGGCAGAACTCTATCGGAAGAGTCGTGAGGATATTGACACTCTCCTCAAACCTGTTCTCCCAGATGCGCGAGTTCGTCAGGTGTTTATCGATGAAATGGTCACTGGCGACTTTATGACGGATTTGATGCGTAGATACAGAGAAACAGAGGCAGGTATTACGTCACTCGGGGGATACGCCGTAGGGGCTGTCGCCGCTGCATCGAGTGCGTTTCAAGCCGCTGAAAGAAAAGGGACACTCGGTAAGGGAGGTTTTACAGAGGAGTTTATGTCTCGCACAGGCATGATGTCCAACATCAATAACAGGTGGGGTCAGTGGATTTCAGATAACTCTAACATGCTCCAGCCTCGTGTAAAAGATTCGTATAACGAAATGTTACACGAAAGCCTGAAGAAACGACTTACTGAAGAAGAATACAACGCTATAGCCTTTGAACAGGTCGGCACTGGAGAGCCTGTACTTCGTGAGTTCGTCGATGAAAACACTGCCCAGTCTTTAAACGACTTGTCATTTAACCAGCTTCCTAACATGCTGCAGTTTGGCGTCATGGTAGGTGAAAACCTATTCCCGTTTGTGGGTATTTTCGGCCAAGCAAAGTTGGCTAGAGGTAGAGACTTTGCCCGCGTTCTTAAAAAGGCGGCAAAGGACAACCCGGAACTTCTCGAAGGGCCGTGGGGTTCCCGCAGTTTTGAGGAAGTTTATACGATTCTCCGCGAGAACGACAAGATTAAAAAGTATCACGACGACGTTGTACGTATCGGCCTTGAAGACATCCGTATAACAGGTCAGCGCAACGAGGCTAAAGCTGCCTACGATCAAGCACATTCCCGCATGAAAGCACTCGAAGCGGAAGGGAAGATTAACACTCTTGAGTACAGACGGGCAGAAAGTGACTTCGTAAACAATCGTCGTATGTACCGCAGAAGCATGTTGCGCGATGAGATCGTTCCTTTGATAGCTCCCGGAGCTTCCGACATTGTCCTTCTTTCTACGGCACAATACTATGGTCGCCAGTGGCTAGGGGGGATGTTTGGTAACGACCCGGCAACAGGAGAGGCAGTAGGAGTCTTAGGCGGCGCAGTTCTTTTAAGTCCGGTGAAGACAGTGCTAGGAGCAACAGGAACCGGCATTAAGAAAAGTGTCGGATTTGTAGGAGAGAAGGCGCTTCGTCCTATGGAAGTAGTCAGTGAACGGTTACCGAGTTTGCCGCTGATGGGTTCTATGAATTATATTTTCAAGACCATAAGCGAAGCAAAAAATGCCGTAACCTTCAAACCTACCTTCGTCACTGATTACGAAAACAATGTTTTCATTCCACTGCACAATAGAGCAATGACTCTTACAGAAAGAGGACAGGTAAACCGTATGTTCTCTTTCGTAGGAGAGTTGAACCGCGACGATCAAATGCGACTGGCGGCAGGACTACAACAAAGCTCCGAAGTGTATGAGAGAGTGGTCAACGCATTCCCGGCAGGTAGCGCACAACAGAGAAGAGCTATGGAGTTATTCTCTACCAGCTTTGGTGACATGTCACTTCTACCCGTATTTCAGGGTGCAAAATTAGATGCCATGAACAACCTTCACTTGTCGGCTAAAAGAGGCGAGAAGGTTATGACGGTAGATGCGTTTCATCTGAATCAACGCATGGAAGAAATGACGAACGCTGCAGAGCTTGCACTTAATAACTTCGAAACGCACGTCATGGAGAATGCAATACCCAGTGAAATCGGCTCCCTAAAAGAGATCATAAAGAAGAACAGAGCCGTAATTAGGGCTAATCAGGAGCGTGTAAAACGGGGTTACTCAACTATTGAGAACGGCCTTAGAAAAGCAGAGCTTAATCTCGGAAGATCGTTAGGAGACGATCTGCCCACCACGTACGTAGCAGACATAAATCGCACGAAAGTCCTGTTAGCAGAGAAGCAACTCGGTCGGCTTCTTACTGTGGAAGAAGAACGAAAAATTTTCGATGAGACGGAGAAGAACTGGTACGACAACTTTGAAGCTCGTATAGATCAGATTATGACTCAACGAGATAACACAGCAGTATTTCGTCAAACTATGAACCGCGCTTTCGAAGACTTGCTGCACGCGCAACTAGATTTCGCAACAGCAAAAGCAGACACAGCGTACGGAAAGGTTCGTATCCATCAGATCAATAAAACACAAAAAGGCGTAGCTAACTTAGACGTAGGTCCGGCTGTTGAAAAAATGATGGAGATATCGGGAGAGTCGGATATCGTTCAGATGTTCGGTGCAGAGGGCGTCTTCTTTAACGGTGTAGTCGGTAAACGAGCGCGTACCGTTTTTGAAAACATGGTTACAAAAGGTCTCAAGAAACTCGATAAAGATGCTATGCAGTACTACGAACAGATGGTGATCGATTCGGGCGTCCTGTCACCAGAAGAACTTCGAGACATGCTAAAGACACGAGAAGGTCGTATCGAATTCGGACTGTTGTTGCATCAGCATGTAGATGAGGTCAGTATTTTCTCCGATGTCACCCTCGAAGAAGCAGACCTCCTTCGTAGAGCGTTTCGCGATTACGGCTACAAAACAACAAATAAAGCCGTAGGCGCACAGTATGGTGAGTTTCAAAAGTTTCTAGACGAGCTAATCAAGGAACAGGATGAAGAAGGGTTTGAACTTCTCAGTGAGGCCCGGGCAACCTATCAGGATTTGATTGGGGATACCCAGCGACAGGGCGGAACTTTTGCGCGACTAGACAAGTCTGCAAAGGGTGGTGATCGTGTGTCCACTGACATCAACGATCCGTATCGTATTTTTTACTCTGACATCACGCCCGGAGAGATGTTTGATCCTATACTGCAGCCCTTAGACACTCTTATGAGAGGACAGGCGCGGAATAGAAACGATGTTCTGGGACAACTTCAAACCCGCGTGTCAGAGATGTCTCGCATGTTCGGAGACAGAGTTCTGATTGACCCCATTACAGATACGGTGATCGATGAGAAGACAGCTTCTCCAGAGATTCTTGAACGTGCTATCTCTACTGTGGCATTCGATGCAAGCAAGCCTGACAGTCTCAAAAAATTAAACACAATCCAGAAAGCCTTGTACATGGGTGTGTTTGATAGGTGGGGTAGAGATGTTACGGGTGAGCGCAGGTTCGACATTAAAAGTGTTATTCCTACCAACTTCCAAGAATCTGAAAGGGCTGCACTGGTCACCGACAACATGCGTATCAGTGTTGTAGAAATGCAAGCTGATGGCACTAAAAAAGTCGTTCAAAAACCTGCCGTTGTCTTAGAAGATATCTATCAAGCCGAGAATGATATTGTTGACGCTCTTATCGAAAGACAAGACTTAGAAAAGAGTTTTAACGAGTGGAAAGAGGGGATGAACATCGATCTTAGCGACATGCGTAATCAAGCTAAGATTGACTTAGATATCGAGTCGGAAACTGTAAAGTTGTTGGAGCAATTTTCAGGAACTAAAAATGCTCGACAGTTTTATGATAACTATATCACCGGGCCTGAAGATATAGACGATCTTCGCGCTGCTTTTATAGAGAATGCGCGGAGAGTTGCAGATGGTCCGTGGGGAAAGGCGCAGGCGGACGAGGCAGCTAAAGAGTTCGAGGCAGGCATTATGTCGCTTGTATATCGTGGACTCTTAAATGTTGGAGAGTACGGACCATCAGGTAAAGTCGGGTTCAAAGAAGTGCCGACAGAATTTAGTGATATGAAAGCCGCGCAAGCTGCAACTATGAAGCAGTTTAATAACACGGCAGCTATGCTAGGGGAGCTAGACAATCCAGAGATATACTCCCAGATAGAAAAGGTTCTCGGCTCTAAAGGCGCAGAGTATCTCAAAGATATCACCTTTATCATGCATCAAAAGAGCATGGATGCTGTGGCAGTTAGTGGCATACCCAAAGGGATGTCTCTAGAGAGCTTGATTAGTAAGGCGTACAACTGGAGACGCGGCATGGTCGGCACCCCGTTCCTTGCCACAGAACTCGGACTACGGCTGCTTGCTCAGTCAAACACTAGCGCACTTCTCTTGGCAATGACTAACCAAGATGCAGGACGAATCATGCGAGACATCATAGACAAGCCCGAGCTTGTTAAGGGAAGAGACTGGCAGCGATTCGACGATTACATGAAAGAATTCCTTCTAACAGAGTTGGTCCGTTCTGGGCACGACAACATCGAAGGAATGATGGCAGACTACTCAGACACAGACCCTATAGAAGAGGAATCTATTGATGAAGAAAAAGAGTAAGCTCAAGGGCTACGCTTACGGATCGATGGTCCGTAAACCCATGTACGGGGGCGGCATGGCTATGTCTGCGAACCCGATGATGGATCGTAAGATGAAGATGGGCATGTCCGGTAACATGGGCATGGGCATGGCTAATGGTGGTGAAGCAAAGAAGTTCGCGGCTCTTGCACCGCCCTTTGACAAAGCAACCTATGCTGACAAGATTGCAGGTGCCACTAAGAAAGCCTAAACGTAGCGGCCAGACCTCTCGTATATTTCGTCGTTGATAGACTTGAGATACCTGATGAGGCTGGCTACTTTGTAGGTAGCTTCGTAGCTAGGCATACCTGCTTCCATAGTTTTAATAAATACTTCGGGGTCAACGGACTGGGTTTCCAGTTCGATGTCCCCGTTTTCATTTAGGAACACTTGTAAATTAAACAGGGTAGCCTTTGATTTCTTTCGCTTGTTCATAATGAGTTCGCAGGTCCGAAATAGGTAGGTTGTGGCAGTCTGCCCGTACCTCGTAGCCGTTGTCTGGGTCAAGCTGACCCTTCTTCATAAACACGGACTTATCGAAGTACTCTTCCTTTGACAGGTATCCGAGGAACCAGCCTTTGGAGAAGTCTTTTAGGATGCGTGTGAAAGCGTAGATGTCACAGTCTTGCTTCGTATTGAAGTTGCTGATGCTACAGGAGTAGTAGGGCAGAGGAGTTGCCGACGTTTGTTTTGTCTTCACTTCTACCTTACGGCCATCGTCAAGGATGATATCGTAGTCATACGAATTTAGCCACGAACCCCCTAAGACCTTCAAGACCACCTGTTCGCCGAGGAAGCCCGCTACGCTGCCGCCGCCTCTTAGAATAGAATTATGTAGTAAACCCATCTCAGTGGCCTTCCTACGGCCAGCAAGAAGCATTTTGTCAGTTATCTTTACTTCGATCAATGATCTTTCTCCACTCCTCGTAGCAGGGATGATTACGAGGAGGTTCGTGCTGAACCCATCCCTTACCCTGCTTCCATACGGGAGGTTTACTTTTTTTGTCTGCCATTCTTAAACCTATGCTTGAAGAATACAACTAGATTAATTGCAGTATTGACAGTGATAGCTACAAGGAGCCACCACTGCCACCACGTAGGCATGTCTCCCCCATCGATCATGCCGCATTCAAGTCTACAACTTCACACACGCCTGCTGTACACGCAAGTTCGCGGGAACCAGACGTATTGTCTTCGCGCTCATATTCAGACAAGGCTTGCCAGTCGATATTCAATGTTCCGTATCTTTGTTGCCATTCAAGATAGTCTTCACGCTCAACGTCCTGATACGGTGCTTGCTGATATGTATGATCGCTGTGTGGCAGAAACGATACGCCCGATGCCACGTCGAAGTTTTCGTACACCCATGCACCCACATCCATCCACTCGTGTTCCTTCACCGTGATGGTGACGGACGGCTTGTGTTCGCACCAGTGAATAGCGTACGTCTTCCACAACTCTAGCTGTTCGATAGCCGTCATCTCGTCCCGCGTAACAGCGCCGTCAGGTGCTTTCATGGCAAACGAAAAGACGGTAGTCGAGTCCGGCTTCATCACGTCAGCCTCACTGTACACTCCTTGCTCCTTGAGGAACTGTGTCAGAGGGTCTTTATTGTCGCCACGGACTGTGCGGATATAGTAGTCGTTGTGTCTAGCGTGAATGCCGCTTGCAGCGTCCACCAGTTGCGATACAGTACCCGACGGTTTTACACAAGTTATAGCAGCCGACTGTGGAATACCAATTGCGTTTGCGTACTTGAGATTCGTGTCTACGGCGACTTGCTTCATCTCTTCGAGCCAGCGAGAGGAATCGACGGTTTTTGATAAAACTGGATGATCCATGATACCAGTCAAGGATACGCCCAACAAGCGTTCTTCTTCTGTGTTTGTCTTCCATACTTTCCTCAAGTACTTGAAGTCAGTCAGAGTAGACTGAAGGGTTCCAAGGATGGTTGCAAGGCGCACCTTACGCTTCAACGAGTCGAGCGTATCGTGTTCACGCACTACAACTTCTGACAGGTTGCAGAACTGGTACGGACGCAGGATGATTTCAGAGCAAGGGTTAGTACCCCACATGTGGCCTGTCTCACGGCGTTCATTCCGAGCAACCTGTACGTCAGCAGCTTCGCGATTGAAGATGCCGCGCTCACCCGACTTAGAGTCGTACAGAGCAAGCCACTCGCGCATGAAGGTGCCCATCTCGGGCTTGCCCTTGTAGGCAACCGAGTTATTAGCCAGCGCACGTTGGCCCTCGTTCTCCCACCACGCACCTGCCTTGGCATGTGCCATCTGATCATCGTTCAGGTTTGATAGTGAGATTAAAGCCGACCGGCGTACACCCCCGACGACTACGATCTCACCGATCTTACACATCAGATCGTGACACTCAATCGGGAAGAGGCGACGGCCCTGTGCCTTCTTGAACAAAGCGACAGTAAACTTGAACAGATCGTCAAGCGGCCCCGGCCCAGAGGCACGACCGCCCATAGTCTTGAGACGTTCACCGGACGCACGCACCTCTGACAAGTCCCACGTCGGAACCTGTCCTGCGTACAACAGCGCAATCAGTTCACGTAATGACTTGGCCCATCCCGGCTTTGAGTCACCGACTTTAATCACGGTATCCGTGTCGTGCATAGCGTCACTGACAACCGGCAACTTGTCCACGTTCTCACGCTCGACAGAGAAACCCACACCTGTGCCACACATCAAAATGTACATGCACTCATCGAACGAACGGGGACTGTCTACTGGGATGTAGCTGCAGTTGTAGCCGCAGATATTGTCACGAGCGAGAGCTGGCCCTGCTGTCATCATAGCCCGCATCGACGGCATGATCTCCTGACCGAGAATAGCCTGTTCGATGTCGAACAAATCTGTGTTAGAAATCACATACTGATGTTTGCCATGAACCTGATTACGCATGAAGTTTGTGTAGCGGAACACGGTCTCATCCCAGTTTTCACGGCGTTGCTCATCGTCGAGCCAGCGTGCATAGCGGGACTTATGAATAAATTGCTGATATGGTGTGGGTAACATGTTATTCACTGTTTCTCTCCTCTATAAGTTTTTCTAAGTACCACTGTGCCTTTTCTAGGTCTTCGACGCCGTTCTTGTAACGATAACGCCAGAGGTACTTTATTATATTTCCCTGTAAGTAATATTCATAGCCAACATCTGTGGCTGCACGAATAGCATCTATGCATTCGATCCCTGCCTGATTGTAATGGGGTGGCGAGTTCACCATGTCTCCACGACTGGCGTGATCGAATAGTTCCATCTGTTTCGAGTAGTAATCGTTCATCAGTTTTTCTTCGTCGGCCTTCATCTTCATATATTTCTCATGTCTCACCGATCATCTCCGTCACCGATAATTGTACCCTTACTCATACGACACTTCAACTTGTAGATATTCATTTCAGCAATCTGCTGCAGAGAATATCCTAAGTCTTCTGCAAGGTTAGCACAATACCACAAAACATCCCCGATCTCTTTTGCGATCTCTGCCTTGAAACGAGTATCGTCCCGGCCATCCGCATAGTCTCCTCGGTGAATGCGCTTTACTTTGTCTGCCACTTCACCAGCCTCGCCCGCAAGACCCAGTGCAGGATAAGTTATGTTAGCCCGCTCTGGATAGACAGCAAACTTCCGTGCCTGCATCTGATAGTTGTTTAGATTCCAGTTCTCTTTGATCATTGTCTCTTACCAAAATCTACCTTAACAATGTTTGTGTCAGGGTCATGCTGTACATCTACATCCGCTTCTTCAACCATAACTTCTTTAGTGGCCTCGAACTGCAAACGAGCAAGACCGGCAGACATCACTCTCTCAAAGTCTGACTCCATCAATTCAACAATACCACTCAAAAGAATTGCGCCTGCTGGAATGTATTCATCATCCTCATCTTCTTCCGTAGTATCATACGCGGTCATAGAAACATGATCTTCAGTATCACCCTGTCGCAGTATCAAGTACCATCGATCTTTAAGAAGACTTGCGCGTTCTAAGCTCGTTTCTAAGTTATCCATTTCTGCACCACTCCTCTGGGATAGAACCTTCGGCCCACTGAAATCCGTTCTTAGTAGCCCAGTCAGCGTAGGTAGTCTTAGAGCCTTTGTAAATTTTATTCGAGGCTCGTATGAAAACAAACCTGATATCTAGTTCTGGATTTTGTTCCTTGACTAGCAGCATCTTTACCCTGTCGCCCTTATCTAAATGTCCCTTAGTTTCGACGTACACGTTTGTCTCTGGAAAGTAAAAGTCTGGAGTGTAGGTTCGCGGCTTGGGAACATAAACTACACGCTCCTTCTCATACTCAAAAGGAATGCCACGCTCTACAAGTTTGCGGGCTATGTTCGACTCGAATTGTGATCTGAATTTCATGGACCTCGTTATCCTTGCAAAGGAAACGCCTCCTTTATTAAGTTTAGCCTCTTTAGCAGATACTGTTCTACTTTTGGTGAATACTTTTTTAAACGCGACACTTCCTCGTTTAAGAGAATCGTCGGAATACATATAGTCTGCCCCCTGCGTAGGTGATAACTAATCTGCTGAAACTCATTCTCAATGCGAACTACGTCACGCGCCTCTGTGACAGAAGTCAAGTATCCTGACTCTGTGTAGTTCTCTCGTAAAGTTAAAGGCAGCGAACCCTCAAGGTTTCTTACCTTGACTAGTGCAGGTTCGCCGCCCTTACTTTCTTCATTGTCGATGTATACGTGTCGAAGCTGCGGGTTTAACCCCAGCAACTTGAGATCGTAGCCGCTAGTGTAAAGGATAGGCATGTCATAGTTCCTTCTTCACCAGCTTTGTGTACCACGTCATAGGTGGGTTTTTAGCCTTTGACGTGATCTTAGGATGATACTCTGCACTCTTCCAGCAGTTCTCTTTGAACGAACAGAAGGTGCAGGTCTTAGGCATGAGGCGGTTGCCAGTCTCATACTTAACACCCTTATACGTGTATGTTTCGGGCAGAGACGTAAACGGTATTTTAAATTTAGCGTCGTTTACAATAGCACGTACACGCTGGGCAGCTTCTTTAAGATATGTCTCCCGATCCTCGTCCTGATTGTCAGGAGCCTCGACAAAATCCCACTCGCCGCTAGACTTGTTGATAGCTATCCAGCCGCCAAACGGCAAGCCTTGCGACTCGGAGTAAAGAAATCCCTGCATGATGTAACCAAAGGGATCGTCCTCTTTGATAGCATCATACCCACCTCGTCCAGAAAACTTATTCTCAAAAGACCACGGGCTTGTAGACTTGATGTCCCACACTTTGTCATCGATGATGACATCTAAAGTTCCGTTGACGGTTTGCCCATCAAGTTCGAGGGAACACTGCCCCTGTTCCTGCTGCACGTTAACACCTGCAGCCTTCATAACTAGAATTGCAGCAGCTTCTACTAAATCACCAATAAGAAAACGAATAACATCGTTATAAGCAACATCCTGTTTTAGTCCCTGTTTTTCTAATTGCTGCTGGCATAAAGGACGACCAAGACCAGACATACGAATTCGGTATTCAGAATTTCTGCTGAATTGCTTGCGTATAGCTGTCTTACAGTCTTCCCCAAACGCCTCTATGAGGTCGTCGAGACGAGAGGAGTCTATCTCCCCTCGTCCCGCTTTTTGCAGGAAGTCTTGGACTTCCAGAAGATGAAGCATCAGCTTGCGAAACGCTGCGCTAAGTCGAGGTCTTCATCGTTCATCGACATCTTGACGGCGGCTTTATACTCAACCATGACCGACTCGTTATGAGCCTTCACGGTCTCACCAAAATTCTTGATGAGGTCTTTATCCGCATCAGTGATCGACACTTCTTTGACGAGACTTAGTTTCGGAGTCCAGAAGATAACACTTCCCTTCTTATTCTTCTCCGTGGTCAACTCAATCACAGCCTTCTGCATCAGAATCTTTCGACGCGTCAGTTGCTGATCGATAAAGTCCCGTACAGGACGAAATCCAGACCTCTTAAAGTACGCCATAAAGGGCACGTTTTCGAGAGGTGTGGGTGTTCCATCTGCAGCAGTAGCGTCCGGTGCATCCAAGACTCCGTAAAGCACCTGATTGCAATTTACCGACTGACTAAGGATGACACGTGGATCGTCATCAGGAAGAGTCTCTTCCTCTGCCCGTGTCAGCCTACCGCACTTATTACCACCCTGATTATCGGGGAACTCTCCTGACAGAGTCGGACGCTGCACAGACTTACAGGTAAACTTCTGTTCATCCTGACTCCACACAGACCACTCGTAGGTCCGCATCAAGGGGCGTATATGCACTTTATCCGAGTAACTCGGCCCGGAGCCGTTCCATATGCGCCATGCACCACGCTTCAGCGTGATACCATCGTCGTTTTCAGCCTCATAGTTAATCGTTAGGCGAGGCAAACCTACGCGTGGAGTCGAATCCACGTCTGCCTGCCCTGACATTTTCATCAAGGCTTCTTCGTCTCCCGCATCAAATGCGGCTAGAAACTGATTCATTTCGTCGTTCATTTGTATCTCTGTACCCATGATATCCTCTATGCTGGGTGTTTAAGGTAGAAGTAT